GTCGGCGTCTGACAGAAAACCAGAATACTGAAAGTTAGAGGAGGACATTGTGTTCTCCTTTGAAAACCTTCAGGACTGGAATTGAATCAGACGAGCGGTCGTAACTTCGGTATCGTCTCGATAATCCGTAAGGGCCTTTGCCAACGCAATAATAGCCGCGTCGGTGAACCCAAACGAAGGACGGACGATAGTCATAGATACAGAAGCGGTTTGCTTCTTTACCAGACCCGAGTAAGGGTCGGTAGCGTTAAGCGTCTGCGTCATTTGAACGTAGTGCTTATCGCCACCGCCTTTCTGATAGGAATGATTGGTAATAACGGAATATCCGTTACCACCAGTGTCTTTCCGTTCAGACCCGTAGCCATCTTGCTTCACAATAGCGAAGACAAGAGAGGGCGTCGGGGACGCGGCAGTGATAGTTACTGGATCGGGCAACATTAGACGTCTCCTTGTGAAAATGGATTGTCCTCCAGATCGTCATGATCTGGGGGTAAAACTTCCCTTCCTCTGGGCAAGAAGTGCCCCGATGATGGACTTCTGATACACGGTTAAATCCGGAGCAGAAGTAGTTTTCACACTTAGTGCCGCGGCCGCATCTTTACGAATAGAACATTCGTAATTAAGGACGGATTCGTGATTAGTCACAACAGTATTAACCACTGTGCTAACCCCGACAAAGTCAATAGATGTAGTTACGCGGTTATCTATCTTTGAACTACGATTGGTAATAAGACGACCGGTTGTTTTTCCGGTTATCATACCCCAATTGACTAGAGTATCGTCTCGGGCCATGTTATCGATTAACTCGACATATGAACCCAAGCCGGTAAACCAGTCAAAAAGCCAAGTCCACGGAATCAAGTTATATAAATCCGTTGGACGAGGGACCAATCCCATCCGATCTAAAACATCATGTGATCGGAAGGAGATAATATTTGGAGGGGGAAAGTCAAAATTCGCATTAACTACTAAGCGAAGTTCGACTTCTCTTTCCAAACGAGTCTTAAGTACGTTTCCGTACTCAAAACTCGCATTATCGTAGTCAAAAGACGGGAGATTCTCTGATAGGGCTGAAGTGAAATTCTTCTTTACCCTAAAAGTTGTTGGCTTACCAGCACGACGAATAAGAAATTCGTACTTCTTAGACATCGTGTTAGGTAATGCTAACAATTCCATAGCGTCCTTGTAAGTCTGTTTCCAACCAAAATGGTACGATAAGTACTCATTCGGTATGTCCTTCGCCGTATTCCGAAGATCAAAAACAATCTTTTGGAGGTGCGGCGATTTAGACAATGAAGTATACAGACTTTTGAGGTTAATCAAGGTCGATTGCAAAGATGTAACCGATCTTGGTATATCTCGCAGCTCAACGATATTCCGGAATAAGGTTGAAGTCCTCTTGTTAGGGGACCATTCCTTAAACATAGAGACTGCTTTCTCAGAGATAAGACTCTCTAAGTAGGCATACTCTTGGTTACGAAGAGCTACCAGGTCGCTAGAATAGAAGACTGCTGCAGTAGGATAAATGTCCACTGTTTCGTTATCTTCAGAATCAGCTCGTGTGTTGCCGGTACCACCGACAGCAACACAAGATGAATCTGGGATACCGCCAGAGGGGACGTAGGTATAATTTATCCTCCACGTCTGTTTCACGCTACGAGCAGGAGAATTAATGTACGACTTAAAGAATCGAGCCGTACCTTGTTTACTCCCAATCAAGCGAGTCCTAGACGTTGTATCGTTACTATAATCGACAAGAGGCTGCTGACTTGTGATATCAACAGTAGCGTCGAAATAGTACGTAGCAGAGAAATTGAGGGAAGGACTCCAACAACTGCTCCGATTCCCATAATTGGGAGTCTGAGCATGGTTTATGTTGAAGATCTTCCTTCTACGTTTCCGTTGCTGCAAAACTGAAGCAACAGAACGTACACGTTCTCTGTTATACGGAGTAATGCTATGAGATGCCACCTTAAAAGGTCCCGTTGGGTCGATCGCAAAAGCGAAAGACTTAAGGTACTTCCAAGGTATGTACTTATAAGCAAAACTCTCGATACCAGTAGCATCACGTACAAGTGTTTCACGACGATACTCATAGAACATATGAGGATCATACCCTTCGGGTAAGCCGCGAGTATCTTTTCGCAGTGTTTCCGATGGATTTATCGTCATGGCACTTGTCTCCCTTCAGTGTGAAAGGCATACATCTCTAGTATAAGAGAAGTAATAGTGGATGACTCCACTAGTGG